GGGAGGATATGTTGAGTCTGAGATAAACCTGTCTCAGGTGTTCGGTAATGCTTGGGTGTCCGGTGATGCTCGGGTGTCCGGTGATGCTCAGGTGTTCGGTAATGCTCAGGTGTTCGGTAATGCTCAGGTGTCCGGTGATGCTTGGGTGTCCGGTGATGCTCGGGTGTCCGGTGATGCTCAGGTGTTCGGTAATGCTCGGGTGTCATCAAGCAACGATTGGCTACTTATTGGTCCAGCCAAGTCGTCTGGCAGATTTACAACAGCTTTTAAAGATAGTGTTATCGGCGTACGTGTTGTGTGCGGTTGCTTCAGCGGAACAGTTGCTGAGTTTTCAAAATCAATTGAAGACACCCACAAAGACAATCAAGAACATTTAGAACAGTACCGCTTTTTTTGTCAACTGATTGCGTTTAACTTTGGAGTTGAGAAATGAAACGACCAATTGAATCAGACTACATAAGCCAAGTGGCGTATACCAGAGCGCTTGAAGCGTACTGTGACCGACAAGAGCGAATCAAACGTGCAGAAGAAGCGTTTGAAGCGTCACAGTTCAATCCCGACTGGTCAATGCTTGAAGCTGTACGCGAATCTTTGCGTGAGCATATGTCGCGGATTAAAGAGCTGGAAGCTAAGCTGGCACAGCAAGAGCAAATTATCCAAAGTTATCTTGAAAAAGATAATTCACAGCAAGAGCAGAGCGTTAGCGTGGGTGAGCCTGTGACACTACTGCCAGACGGTAGCGCATTTGGTGTGATATCTTTTCCATTGCCTGACGACCACTGGATTTATGCGCCAAACGAATACAGAGATGGAGAATACGAACCGATTGATTTACCAAAGCCTATCCTAACTCTTGCATCAAGAGATGAAGTTGTGGCGGCTGTTCGCTATGCGGTGCGCGGCGCAACCATGAGAGGGCAGGAAACGGATTTTGATCCTGACGCTCTTGTGCAAAATGCTGTTTATGCTCTGTGCGGCCCTTTTACTTCAGCACAACCAGCACCAAAGCAAGAGCAAGCCAAGCAAGAGCAGGGTGAGCCTGTGGCGTGGATGTATGACTGCGGAAATGGAGGAAGGATGTATGCCGAAGATTTGGATGCCTCAGTTGGCTGGATTCCTCTCTACACCACACCACAACAACGCAAGCCGCTGACAGATGAGCAGATCAACAAAATTCGATTTGACATTCCGACTAAAGCAGTAACTCAGCGAGACTTTGAACTTGCCAGAGCAATCGAAGCCGCCCACGGCATTAAGGAGAAGAGCAATGCAATATAAAAAAGAAGCTGGTGAGTTCCTAATAAACGGCCACTTGGTTCCGGGGCACGTGGTAGAAGACATAATTTACGACCGCATAAAGTCAGCTATGGATATTGCAACAGAAAAGCAAGAGCAGGGTGAGCCTGTGGCTTGGACAGCAGACGACATAGCATATCGACCTAACGGATTACCACAAGAATTCATTAGTCACGAGGTTGAATCGCCTGATGATTGGTCTGAGTGGGTGTGCCCCGACCCAGAGCAGTACTTCATGAAGTGCTGCGACTGCGGACTGATTCACGAGATGCAGTTCAAAGTTGCCAAGTATTCAGAAGGTGATGAGTGCGAGTTCGTTGCCGATGCCAATCTACAGGCCGTATTCAGAGCGCGAAGAACCACCCCACTCGCAGCACAACAACGCAAGCCGTTGACGGATGAGCAGATTGGAAAAATGTACATCACGCATTTGCGGAATGGTGGCCCTATACAAAGTTTTGCCAGAGCCCTCGAAGCCAAATTGAAAGAAAAGAACACATGACTAGAAAAAGAAAAGCGTATTTACACCTCATCATTTTGCCGTTTGTTATTTCAGCGGCAGTTGAATTTTTACCTGCGTGGGTGTATTGGCCTATTGCTTTGATTGGCGGCATGGCATGGTTTGGTGCTTGTGCAATTTTGGCTGAGAAAGAAAACCAATGACAAAAACTGAGATGACGACACCCTTACGCAGCGTAGGAGTAAACGAGAACACGATCACAGCTATGGAGAACGCTTACGAGCTTGGCGTGGAGTCTGGGCGAGAGACATACATGCAGTTGTTTCTTGACCCTGAAAACCAGCCAACGCAGTTTGGTACTGCTACGCAAGAGTACCGCGAACAGGAAATTAAAGACGAGCGTGAGGCGTGCGCAAAGGTTTGTGAGGAACTACATCCGGGACTTGCAACCAATGTTGCGGCTCAGTACATCAGAAACCGAGGTGAAGCATGACCATCATCAACGCCTTCCACCCTTTATTTGTCCAAACCCACATGCCTCAATTTTTGACGGCAGTGAAGACAGACGACCGCCAGTCACAAGCAGGAGCAACGCTGTCCAAGCACGTCACAGAGAAGCGCAAGACCGTGCCCTCACACGGGCAAGTAACGGGTGTCTCTAAGGTGCAACGTGAGACCATCCCCAACCAAAAGTTTCAAGACATCGCTGCGTTCCCAAAGACACGCGAGACACAGTTGTCCCTCAGACGTGGCGCCAAGATGACCGTGGCAGAGGTTGCTCAAGAGTTGACCGCTGCACAGAAGGCCAAGCTCGCACCACGAGAGTTCCACACCTTCAGCAAGGCAGGTACTGCCAACACAACCAAGGAGAAAAAGAAATGATGTTCTTCATTAAGAAGCGCAAGATCATTCTTGACCTGTTCACGCACAGGCAGATGATCTACGACGCGGCCAAACCAAAACCAGCCGCACAGTTCTACCCCGAGTGGTGGAAAGATTTGAAGACAGAGATGCCGATAGGCAAGGAGCTGTTCCCGACAGCCACAATGCGCCGTTGTATGGGGTTTGTTGACCACTACAAGCACGGCTTCATCATCCCGCTGTGGTCTGACTTTCGTATCCGCATGGGCAGGGTGGGCGATCCTTTCTTTGAGGCGGGGTTCTCTGATAGCACAACACACGTTAGCTCGCACCCAGCACCCCTGCGCGGGTCGTATCTTCCAGAAACCCAATATACGCACATTAAGATGTCAACCCCTTGGGCGGCCAAGTGCAGAGAGGATGTGTATTGGAAGTGGGAGCAACCAACGTATGGCTTCAAGCATCCCAACCGCGTGATCGTTTTGCCCGGCACCATTGAGTACAAGTACCAGTACTCCATGAACGCCAACTTAATGTTCGCCCGACAGGACGCGGCAGCTGAGTTGCAGTTGGATTTCCAACAGCCGTTGGTGCACGTCACGCCTCTGAGTGAGCGCCCGTTCGAGTTGAGGTACCACATGGTTGACACCCACGAGTACGACCGCCTCATGCAGGGTGAGAAGGTGTCCAACATCAATCGCTATCGTGCGTACCGCCGAGTACGTGAAACTGAAGAAAGTAAATGCCCGTTTGGGTTTGGAGAAAAGAAATGAAGACGTACAAAGAACTTGAGATGCTCGTTATTCGCTGGGGTGAAGCCCGTGGCATCGTCCAAAACAGCACACCAGAGGCGCAGTGGGAGAAGACACGCGAAGAGACCAACGAACTGCTTGACGCGATCATGGACGATGACCGTGACGCTATGAAAGACGCATACGGCGACATCTTAGTGACCCTCATCATGGGTTGTGCCACCGCAGACATCGACCTGACAGAGTGCCTTGAGTTGGCGTACAACGAGATCAAAGGACGCAAAGGTTTTCTCACCAAGGACGGCATCTTTGTGAAGGAAGAGAAATGACACACGAAGCAGGCAAGGGCGACACGCAGCGCCCTACAGATCACAACAAGTACGCGTTCAATTACGAAAACATCTTCAGGAAAGATACTAAAGACAAGAATGAAGAGTTGCGGGCTTGGTACACAGCCGATGAACTAAACGAAAAGAAAGAAGGGAATGACGATGCAAAAAGCACGTAAGGTATTTGAAGCATTCATGCGATCAAAGGGCCGAGATGTTCACTGGGACGGAAACAAGTACGACACCCCAAACATCCAAACGAAATGGCGTTATTTTTTAATCGGCTGGACACAGCGGGAGACACATGATGGAGCGTAAGTTACTAGGCATTGACGTGATTCGTATCGATGGAGATACGCAGTCAAGAGAAGAGATCAACCAAGCGATGGTTGATGAGTACGCATCCAACATGGAAGACGGCTCTGTATTCCCAGCCATTGTTGCGTTCTTTGATGGTGTGCACTACTGGCTTGGTGACGGATTCCACCGCTACTTTGCAACCAAGAAGATTGGCAAGGGATCGATTGAAACGGATGTGCGCAATGGCACAAACCGTGACGCTTGGTTGTACTCACTTAGCGCAAACAGCAAGCACGGCCTTCGTCGTAGTAATGCTGATAAGCGCAAGTCTGTTCGTCGTGCGTTGGATGACTTTGAGCTTCAAGATTGGAGCAATGCAGAGATTGCCCGACAGTGCGATGTGTCTGCTGGTTTGGTTGCTGCCATGCGTGGCGACACTGCCCCTGCCACCCGTAAATTCAAGATGGCAGATGGCACGATTGCAGAAAAGAAGGTTGGACACTTAAACAAGAAGTCAAAGCCAGAGCCACCTCCAGAGGAGCCGATTCAAGATATTGGTAACGAGCATGATGAGATGGTGGCTGAGCTGGTAGCAGAGAACGAGCGCGTCAATGACCGTTTGGCGGTAGCTGCAATGGATGGCACAGAGGAAGAGAAAGCCATGGCCGCCGACACTATCGAAAGCCTGCGTGAAGAGGTTCGCATCCTGAAAATCGAACTGGTGGCAGTGAAGCAAAGCCGCGACCAGTACCAGTCAGAGAACGGTCAACTCAAGAAGCAGTGCGCCATGTACGAGCGCAAGATGAAGGCAAAACCATGAGCGCCCTTGAAACGCAGATTGACGGAAGCCATTACACCAAACTAAACATTCAGCCAATGCAGTACAGCATGGCCAACGGCCTTGATGCATGCCAACATACGATCATCAAGTATGTGACAAGGTTCAGGGACAAGAATGGCCGTGTTGATCTTGAGAAGGCCAAGCACGTCATTGATATGCTGATTGAGTTTGAGTACGGGGGAAAATAGAACCAACATATTTTGGTTCGCCCAAGCCAGCGGGCGTTGTGTGCTGGCAGTGGAGAAAACAAATGGGACTTAATTTACGCGGCTACCAAGCCGACACGTTGGAGGCTTTGCGTAAGGGGTTTGCGGCCGGCAATCGGTCAATGATCCTTTACGCACCAACAGGGGCGGGCAAAACAGAAATGGCTATTGCCTTGCTCGAAGCAACCAAGACAAAGGGCAACAAAGCGGCCATGCTTTTGGACCGCATCATCTTGTGCGATCAGACAAGTCAACGTCTGGAAAAGTACAAGATTGAGCACGGTGTATTGCAGTCTGGCCACTGGCGATATCGGCCATACGAGAACATCCAAATTTGCTCGGCTCAAACGCTGGAGAAGCGCGGCTCTTTCCCCGATCTGAAAATCCTCATCATCGATGAATGCCATGCAACCCGTGCGCAGACTGTGGAGTTCATCAAGAGCAATCCAGACGTGAAAGTGATTGGTTTGTCGGCCACCCCATTTACCAAGGGGCTTGGCAGCATCTACGAAACCGTCATCAGCACCATCACAACAAAGCAACTGGTGGACCAGAAGGTTCTTGTGCCGCTCAAGGTGTTTGTTGCCAAAGAGATCGACATGGAAGGCGCCAAGAAGGTGGCCGGCGAATGGTCTCAGGCTGAATCAACAACCCGCGGTATGCAAATCACTGGCGACATCGTTGCTGAGTGGATCAAGAAGACGCACGAGATATACGGCCGGCCACGAAAGACAATCATCTTCTGTGCTGGTGTCGACCACGGTGCAGACTTGTCCAAGAAGTTCGCAGAGCAGGGCTACAACTTCATCAGCATCAGCTATCGTGACGACGATGAGTTCAAGAAGGATGTGATCGAAGACTTCAGCAAACCAGACACGGAGATACATGGACTAATCGCCACGGACATTCTCACCAAAGGGTTTGATGTGCCTGACGTGATGATCGGCGTATCGGCTCGGCCTTTCTCAAAGTCTTTGTCCAGCCACATCCAGCAGATGGGCAGGGTGATGCGCGGTATGCCTCACGCACCAGAAGAAAAGCCATTCGCTGTATGGCTTGATCACAGTGGCAACTACCTTCGTTTCCGAGAAGACTGGGATGACGTGTACGAGAACGGTGTGCACGAGCTGGATGACGGCAAAGAGAAGGTCAAGAAAGAGAAGACCGAGACAGAAAAGAAAGAAGCCAAGTGCCCTTCGTGTGGACACCTTTGGCCCACTGGCTCAGACACTTGCTACCACTGCGGCCACACACGGGAGCGCAGAAGTAAGGTGGCAGAAGTTGCTGGCGAAATGGAAGAGCTGAAAGGGGCAATGACAAGGGACAACAAGCAGGAGTTCTGGTCGATGTGCCATTACAAGATTCAGCATGGCGGCTGGTCCGAGAAGAGAGCGCTGGCCGCATACAAGAACCAGTTCGGCGTCTGGCCAAAGGCGCTGCACACCACACCGATACCACCAGATGTGAAGTTCGAGAAGGCAGCAAAAGCGGCCATGATTCGTTATCTCAAAGGCAAACAGAAGGGGTTGGTCAAATGAACAAAGCAAAGTGGGTGGCGCACACCAAAGGTGGATACACAACGGACTGGTTTGAGGTCTGCGTGATTCGTGACGACAACACACACGGCAAACGGTCTTATGGCTGGATGGGTAGAGAAAAGATTTACATCAGCGATAGCGGTGGGCCATGCCGAAACAGGGTGGCTAACAAGATGATTTGGGATGGGTTGGTAGAGCTGGCGCATAAGGTTGCGGATGAGCTAAACAGGCAGGAGTCGGCATGAGCATGGACTTTCTAACCTACTGCAAACTCAACGACATCATGATCGACTACCTTCCACCGCTTGGCGTCTGGCGTCGCTACCCTACTGTCGACCACCCAACTAAGCGCAACGGTGCCGTGAAGTACATGGGTGATCACGGCTTTGTTCAAAACTGGGCCACCAATTTGGAGGTGGAAGTCTGGAAGTCGGACAAGCCCAACGACTTCGACCGCTCTAAGTTAATGCGTGATGTGAAGGCGGCAGAAGATAAGAAGCGTGCCCAACAGCGTGAGGCTGCAGGTAAGGCGGCTTGGATTATGAAGCAGTGTAGATACGGCCACCATCAGTATCTAAAAAACAAAGGGTACGACGACGAGCAAGTCAACGTCTGGGTGCATGAGGGCGCGCATACCATGGTGATCCCAATGCGGGTTGACGGCCACTTGGTTGGCGTCCAGCTGATTGACGAGTCAGGTGTGAAAAAGTTTCTATTCGGCCAGCGGACGAGTGGCGCCACCTTCAGTTTTGACAACAAGGGCGCGAACATTCTGTGTGAGGGATATGCAACGGCCTTGGCTATTCGCAAAGCTCTCAAGAATATGAAGCGCCGATACACCCTGCATGTCTGCTTCAGTGCCGGCAACATGGTAAAAGTCGCGGCCTCTCTAAGTAGTGGCTTCGTTGTGGCGGATAACGATGCGAGCGGCACGGGTGAACGGGTGGCAAATGAAATTGGCTGGCCGTATTGGATGTCGGACACGGTCGGAGAAGATGCCGACGACACCCTCAAGCGCCTCGGCCTCTTTAAGTTTAGCCAGTCTCTTACCAAGTCAATGGGTAGCCTCTGAGAAATTGGCAAAGCGCTGGACCTTAAACAGTCCGGCGGCTTCGGCCTCCAATGTCTTAAGCCCATCCATGATTTCAATGCCAACATTCATTGCAGTGGTCGGCCTCCCTATGATCTCGGCCTTTGCGTATACGGTCCCATCTGGTTCCTCGGTTATGTATATCGCGAAAATGTTGGCGGTCATAGGGGTGCGTCCTCTTGTTGTTCGCGTTGTTGCTTGGCGTAGTCGCGGCACTGCTTAGGCGTCCATGGTACGGCGGGGAAAGGCGGGAAAGGCCATACGACCACCTTAAGTTTTGAAGGCCTCATGCTCGGCCTCCTTAAAATGCATCGATCAGCTGGTTGTCATCAGTCAGGACGGCGTAACGAATAAAGGCGCCTCCCTCCATCATGTCGGTTGCTGCTTGGACAATTTCGCGCACATCTGCGGCGGTGCCTTCGTTTCTGCTTCTGTAATGGTAATTTTCCATATGGATGGTTTTTAAGCCCCCTTCTTGGGCTGCTTGTAAAAAGTGGTTGTATTGGTCATGGCGGTAAAAGATTATTTTCATGTTCGGCCTCTCTCAGTTGTTAAATGGATATACAAGTTCTTTCGAATCAAAGGTCACAAGGTCGCCCGTGTGATAGTTGCCACCGATCAGGCGCTCGGCTGCGTTGCCGCATACCTTTGCATAGTCTTCTGCTGTGGCTGCATCGTGGAATCTTTCGCCCACGTCCAGTGCATCAAATCGAATTGCGGTCATGTTCGGCCTCTCTCAGTTGTTGCGGGCTTCTGCGCGGCCTTGCTCAATCAGGCGGCGGGCTTCGGGTTTGTCGGTGACGTGCTCATTCTCCAACATGTGGCGAATTCTCTCGGCCACTACAGTGGCGCGTTGTGGTGTGGCGCGTTCATATTGATGACCAGCGTTTATATAGTCGTTTTCGGCGTGCTTCATTGCTCGGCCTCCTTAAGTACTTTGCGAATTATTGCCACGGCACCTGCCACGGCATTGGGTTTGTAAATTGGGCTGTCTTCGTGGTCTTCCACAAATGGCAGGGCCATATATAGGGCCGCTTCTAAGTCCTCTATGCGGGCCAGTGGCTGGGCGGTGTTTGGGTGCATGGTGTCGGCCTTTTTAAATATTGGTGTGGCGCACGGTGATGCGTTTTATGTTGCCTTGCTGCTGGCCTTGCCTGATTTGGGCTACATCACCATAAAATTGGATTTGGTCCACGGCTTCCGCATATGCTGCGGCGGCGTCCTCCTCTTGGGTGTAAAAAGTGCGGCGGGTTGGCTGCTGGTAGTGGGTGATTTCCAAAAAATGTAGGCGTGTCGGTGTGTTCATGGTTTAGGCTTTCGGTGGTTGTGGCTTCGGTTGCTGGGCTTTCCATCGGGCGTTTGTCGCGTCCCAAGCCCTGCGAAAATCTTCGTTTTGTTGTGGCGTGTTGTGCATGGCTTAGGCTTTCACAATTGGGATAATGCGGCGGGCTTTGGTGTCGGTGGCCTTTGCTCTCATGCCATGGGCACGGAAACCGACAATTGTTCGGCGGTCGGCCTTCTGGCATAGCTGGCAAATTGCGCACGTCATGTAATCGCGCGTTTGTGCGGGGCAGACTGTTATCGGTCGGCCTGCTGGCGTTGTGCTGTGCGTTGGCGTGTCCATTGGCACAATGCAAACCACGGGGCCAGCGTTAAGGTCTGCGAGCGTGTCGGCCTCTCCTGCATCATCTGCGCTTAGGTTTACAGTGAAACCCCAATTGTTGGCGTGGCGTATCCATTTAATAGCGTCTGGCGTCTTTTTGTGGCTGTACGTGAAACCACGGCGGCCGGTGTTGGCGGCCACAATTTCACCCAGTTCGGCGGCGTCCACGGTTTCACCTTCGCCCCATAAGTCACCGGCCACGGCATGGCGCCATAACTGGCCCTCGGGTAGTGATCGCACAAAATCGGCCAGCTCTTCCACGGTCGCGCCCTTGTCGGCTCGGTTCCATGCTAGGGCGGTGTGATAGCCTTCCGCATAACATGTCGTTCGATAGTGTGTGCAGCTGGGTGGGCACGTCTCGCGCTGGTTGTACGTTGTCGGGATTGGTCCGGTTTTGGCGTTGCTTGATTTTTTAATGATTAACGTTCGCATGGTTTATGCCTCTAGGTGCTGCTTAATGATTGGCTCCAGTTGTGCGCGGAGGGTGTGAAAATTTGCATCTGTAAGGGCGTCCAGAAATAGGGCGGCGATCTGGTGGCCGTCCCACGTCATGGCCTGCGCTATACCTTCGGGCGAATAGATTAGATTTTTTGTCGCGTCCGCGTAGCCCTTTTTATAGGCTTCTCTGATTTGGTCGTTTGTGTTCATGGTGTCTCTTTTAAAGTTGGGTCCAAGTGTGGAAAAGTCGGGCGTCGTGGCCGTGGTGGCGGCATTGGCTGCAAAATGTTGCGCGGTATCCGTCCACGTCTTCCCCTATCCATTCGGCGGGGTCTCCACATTCATGGCCGTAATTGCTGGGCTCTGAGTTCTGGCAGGTGTGGCCGTCTTCGGCTTCGTCTTCTGCGTCAATCGTGGCCTGATAACGCGCAAGGGCGGTGGCGTGGTAGTTGTCGCTCGGTGCTTGCATTGTTTAGGCTCCTATGTGTGAAACGATCAAGCGGCCAGCGGGTGCGCCTGTGCGGGCTTGGATGATCTGGGCGGTTAGTAGTTCATTCACGCCACGAACCAGAGAATCTAAGTCTTTGGCCCAGCGGTTGGGGCCTCCCGTCCAGTCCTTGGTGTGCTTGGCGGTGCGATACATAAAGCCCAGCGTCCCGCATGGCTCGGTGCTCACGTATACGTGGAAACCTTGCAGCGATATAAACCCGCTGCATCCTCGTTTGTCTTCGTTCACTCGGATATTTTTAAGGGCCACGGCGTGGGCGGGCGTGAATCGGTTTTTTAACTTGGTGGACAAAATAAGCATGGCGGCGGCTCCTTAACTGGTTTTCTTGGCGCTGATTCGCACCACGGCGAACGGTGCGCCCTCTTTGGTGTGCGCGGTGATTAGCTGGCGGCTCGGTTTGAGGTGCTGGGCTATTGCTTGCCAGTCTATGGCCGTGCGGGCGGTGATGCTGACGGCCGCGCGGTGCTCGGCGCCTTCGATAATGTCGGGCCCTGCTGCTGCCAGTATGGATTTGAGTTCGTCCTCTTGTGCTTTCAGGGCTGACAATTTGGCCTTGATGTAAGCCAGCTGGTCAACGGTGGCGGCGAGCATGGCGGCGGTATCGGTGTTCGTGTTCATGGTGTGGTCTCCTGTGGGTTATACGGGGCAAAGGTCAAAAAAATGGCGGTGGCCGTCTTCGTCTTGAATGTAGGCGGGGGCGGTGGCGTCTGCGATACGGTCGGCGGTTTCTTCGCTGATTTGGTC